CTCGTGAGAGAGGTCGAGCGTTAAACCCTAATTTTCATTAGGTGGATGTTTACCCCATCCGTTACATATTGTTTATCGTCTTCATCAAAGCGGTAAATGATTTGTTCTGTACACTATCTCTTATTTTGAACTTTAAAGAATTGATATCATTTGAGAAGAAAGTGTCAAATGTCAATGATGGAATATATTCTTCCTGTGTGTAAGAAGCTAAGCTTAGTACATATTCGGTTGAAAATAATCTCTCATCCATTTGTTCACTGAATTCAATTATTTTATCAAAGATCTTATTGTTCCTTATATTTAAGTAACTTACAATCGGATGACTAAATAACTTTTCGTTTACGAAATTAACGTCTAAGCAGTTCTGTCTCACTGTTACCCCGAACACCTTTGATTTCTTATTTATCATTGAAACTAGTTTCAGATATTGGGATCTCTTAGGGTAAGAAGATGTTTGTTTGTACAACAGTGATATTCTTTCTAGAACATAATGTTCAAGAAGATTATCATAGGAAAAACAATTGTCACCGTCAGATATAATTATTTGGCGGGCAAAAGCTTTTCTTAATGTTCAAGATCAAGCAACTTTGGTAATGAATTCTTTAGGAAGTCCTTTAGGATCATTACCTGGGAGCAAAAGAGAACCATCTTGTTGAGTAAAACCTTCGTATTCAAGTATTTCAAGAAAACGATTTCATGATACATGATCCTTTAAGGATGCTTGCACCATTGAGAAACCGAATCCTGATATATTTTGACCATTGAAGAAGAGTCTTTTTGCAAATTCTCCTACGTGGTTGCTTTCGCTTCCAAGTACAGATTTTGTCAAATTTATTTCAACTCCAATATCATTCATGAATTGTTGGTAATTACTTGCAACAGCAGAATCCCAGATTACAATATCATCACCTAGAAGTCCGTATTTATTAAATCATTTTATATTTTTATATGATTTGAAATAACAATACTGAACAACTAAATGATGAGTTAATGCGAACATAGCTCATGAAGAGAAAGCTCCTAGTGGCTGACCAACTTTTCAATAATATGGTTTACCCATATAATGAAAGGGGAAGGATGCTATTAGTTTCGATCAAAGCATGGCAAATGTTGGATTAACAAGTGCGGATAACAAAGTTATTTGCAACTTTATTGGAAAACGGTCTGTAGCTTTTGATAAATCAAAACAAAATGTTTTGTGACCCTTTGACAACTTAGTAATTCTTTCGAATTGTCTAATTTGGTTAAAGGTCCCATCAGCTTTAAACACTTTTAATGTCAACATAAGTTGATCATGAAGAGGTTTTAGGGCAGATTGGATTCAAAAATTACATATCGCGAACAATCTTGTTTTACCAGCCGGTTCTGATGCCAAAGATATTCTTCCAGATAAAAGTCTATGACGATTATCAACATTTGGAATACACATGTTTGTGGTATCTATGAAGTCATCTATTAATGTATTAGCCTGTATAATTTTACAATAACTAATAAAATAGTCATGAACATCATGATACTGCAATGCAAGTGCATCTAAGTGGGAAGTTAATATTGATGGGCCATGAGGACCACTTTTAAAACGGAATGAAAGTTCCTGAGAGCTCAGTTGGTGTAACTTTAATAAACTAATGATCTCTTGACCAAATTTATTAATTCAATTATTTATAAATTTTTCAAAATCTTTATTGATTTTGTCTAATGGTTTCCCATTATACTCATCAGTAATAGAATTTTGACTAAATTGAACATCTAATTTTATTGATTCATAAAGTCGAAGAACAGTCATTAAGACTCTAATCCAAGGTGAATCTCCTTTGAGTAATTCCTTTACAGGTTTTATTTCATTGGGAAACCCCTGATTATCTGTTTTAATGAAAGGATCAAGTTCTTTAATTTTCTGATTTAGAACATGGGCTTTCGCTCATAAATAAATGGATTTATATCTATTTAATGTTCAAATCAAACCGTTGTTCAACTTTCGTTGTTCAAATTGGTTCTGAAAATTTGAAGCTCATGTTATGACGATAGCATAGTCACTATCAGATACATTTTTTGAAGTGTTTACAATATTATAAGCTAACGCTTTTATGTTGTGCATGAAAGAAAATTTCATCAAAGATATACTAGTTATTGCTCTCCCAAAGTTGATTACTTTGGTGCCTTTAGTTATACATTAATTTAATGCATGCAGGATGTCGAACCATCTATGGTAAACCATAGGAAG